ATCCGTCCGTGAATAATGTGTTGACAATGGAGTAACCTTGAGTCTCCAATGCTGCAATTGCGCGGTTACGAGTCTCTACGATCTCTGCTTCGCTTTTGTTAGCCATTGGTTGGGACAGCATCGCTTTTAACATAATTGCCTCGTTAAGTAGATAAATTAAATCTGTAAAAACCCACTTCCGTGTAGGTATCATCCGATTATCCATACTTCAATTCTTAAAAAGCCGCCCCGTGAGAGGCGAATGACCACCAGAGAGAGGTAGGGTAAATCTTTATGACACAATCAACGTAATTGCGCCGGTATAGCCGGTTAATTCGTGCGTACTGCGATAGACGTTATAATTAATGCTGTTAATCGTAATCTGATACGGCGGGTTCATACTGAAATCAAACATGCCTTCAACAAACCGATTCACTGAAAACTGAGCGGGTGCCATGAAATAATAATAGGGCGAACCCTTTGGGAATGAATAACTCCCAGCGACCGAAGGCTTTAAAGCCCCACTCCCAATCGCAGAGGTCAAATGTGCATCCGTGCTGGTACCCCAATAAATCCGAGGTTGAATCTCCAATACCACAACCTTTGTCGTTGGCTTAGAATCTTTCATACCAACTAAGGTAAACGAGGTGCGAGCAGTTAATTCCAAGTTGCTGAGGGTAAATGTCCGTGCGGTTGCCGGAATCACTTCGCCATTCAGCGTTTGACTGGTAGGCGTATGACCTTGATATGACCAGTTTAAAACCACTTCAGTGACAGGCACACCCAATTCACCTGCTAATGGCGTGACCGTAAACGCATTGATAGTAAACGGCGTGACAGGATTTAAATACCCTTGACCGTCACTCACTGTTGCATCGGCAAACGACCCTGCCACATCTAACTGCTTGATTGTCCCCAATACCCGCCCATCACTTGACAAAATAATCCCGGATTGCTGTGGGTCTGTTGCCGAGAGACAACGCTGCACGAAAAACGGGGGAACTAATTGCACTGTACCCACATCAAATTGAAACCACTTACCCACTTGAATCGGTTCCGCTGCCCCAAAAGCCACCATGTTGCCACCCGTTTGACTGGTAAAAATACCAAAAAACTTCGCTTCAACATCCCGACCAAATTCTGGAAAGGTGATGGTGTTGGTATTTGTACCCGTTACCGGATCGATGACAACCTGTTGACGGACATAACCATGAACGTCAAAAAACTCTGTGACTAAGGTCTGCAAATAACCGCTTGATTCAATCTGATCGGTTGCAGCCATGCCGAGGTAAAGTTGGGTTTCGGTTTGCGTGGGCATGGCTTTATTCGGTTAAATAAGGAACGTCTAAAATTTCCGGTACTGCGTTCACCCACATGTTTTCACTACTGATTTTGCCGTCAGTGAAAGCGAATTGCGACTTGATAGCAGCGCGGGCTTTTTCCAATAACGAAGTAGGCACCATGAGAATAGTAGGTGAAATCATGGTTTTTATCCCATTGTTTCGAGTCAGTCGTTTCATTGCCGTAATTGCCTTGCCAAGACTGTCAGGAGTCAACAGTTCCTTTGAACAAAACGCTCTTTGATAGACTGCTAACCCTGCCCCAAAACGACCGTCAAGTCCGTACTGATAATTGCCTTGTAGAAACACGGGGTCGTCCTGTTCACGGTCACGGCGCACCACTTGTACTTCCTTACGCATGATGAATAAAAACGGACGGGAAACCGCGCTTCTTTGGTCAAGGAGATACCATGCCGGACCAGCCCCCGGTAAATAATTGCTTTGCGTGGTCGTGGTACTGCCAATCGTGACCGGATGCGTCGCCGAGAAAAAGGGAACGCCGTCATATCCAACAGTTGTTGTAGCGTTGTTAATCATGTCGAAAAACATAGTGTCCTTGCCTTGCGTCGCAATTTCACCAGCTTCTGCGAACATGCCTGAGTACATCTCAAGCGTGTCGTCTTCAATATCAATGCGCTTAACTTCCCACGAATATTCAAAAGGGTCGTGCGACAGGGTGTAAGCATCTTCCTTTCCGCCTTGAAATTGCCGATCCCCCGTCCATTTGCGAAGCTGCCCTTGCATAGCAAAGCCACCGGTAACAACCGTGCGATTACTTGTGGGAACAATTCGTGCAATTTTTGGATAGAAAGCAGGCGTCGCTTCAAGGGATTGTAAAAATGCACCCATCCACCCCACGCGCAATGCGTCTAATGCTGCTTTTGTTTGTATGCCAGACATGGCTAGACTCCAATCCGAACAAAAACACGCTCGGAGAAAGTTGAGGTAAAATCAATTAATCTATCAAAAATTCCAGCAACTGAATGCCCCGTGGAATTACGAGTTACAGTTTGATCATCCAAGATGTAGCAAGGCAAGCCAATGTCTGCACCCGTGAGCGGGTTGTCAATATCATTAAAGAAATCAAAGCACCCCGTTTCAGTCTCGACCATCGTACCGTCGTGAGTATATCTGCTGCTCATGTTGTCGTATTCATCCGTTGCGATACCACGGACGCGCAAATTAGGGGCAGCAGTGCCGGGGCGTAATTGACCCGTTTCATCTAAAACACATAGCGCACCGCGTTGAATCCATACACCGTCGGCAATCGGATCAACGTGACTGACTGTGGTCGTTTTAATAGGGTAACGGGAAGTGGTTAATGCGGTCATATCCGATGACCCGCCGCCGCCAATGCTTTCGCTTTTTCGTAGAATTCTGGCGTGCATCCGGCAGTGTGCATAGCTTCTGTTTCCATTGCATTTAATTCGGTTTTTGCTGTGCCATTCACAAGGCTAGGGTCTAAATCCACTTTCTTGCCAATCGCTTGAAGCCGTTTTAATCCGTTCTCAACTCTGTTCAGCGCAATTTCAGCACCCTTGGCGGCAAACCAATCAGTCGCCTCTTCTCTAATCTCTTTTTCGATAGCAGGGTAAACCCGATCAGCGTATTTTGCCAAGAGGGTATTTAATTCAGCCGTAAATAACGAGGTCTGTTGCTGCTTAACCAATTCCAACTGTGCGTTTAATTCTGTTTGCAACCGTGCGATTTCAGTTTTGGCTTGATTTAATTCTGTTTGCAACGCCAACTTCTCTTGCTGGAGTGTTAGTGTCATTTCGTGAGTCATATTCCCCTCATTATTGAGAGCAGGTATAAATAAATTAGGTTGATTGGTTAATCCAGCAGAGACCAAACGCTTAATCACACGAGTCGCAGAATCCACCAAAAACGCAGGAGAGATGCCGCGATACTGCTTTGAATTGATTAAGTTTTTGCCTTCCGCTGTCCATTCAACACGAGCAACCAACTTCCCTAAGCGATTTTGTAATTCCTTAATCCACCCTACCGCCGGAGCGGGATCGCCATTCTTTGCCTTCAATTGCGAAGCGTGTTCAATATCAATCGGTATATCCATTTGATTCTGAAGAAACTCAGCAATGACTGTATCCACTTCAGTATTTTTGAAAGCGCGCTTGTCTCTGCCCACAAAATCACCCGCCGGGATTAACTCAATCCATTCTGGCGCAGTATCAGGGGCTTCGGTGTTGATTTCTAATAACGCGAAGCTGTCAGATTTTTCAAAGGATATGCTCATGCGAGTAGTCTAAGGTGTGCAGCAACAAAGATAAAATGACGCGGGTCTTAGAATCGAATGAGCGCGCAGGGATTGGTTTTTCTGAGAAGGGGAGACAGAGAGGGTGCGATTTAGGACACGGTCATGCGCTAAATCGCGGGTAGGCTATTTTAGAATTTGACTGAGGTAATCTGTTGCAACAGATTCTAAGTCGCGGAGATTGTCATCGGAGAAGCCTAAGAATGGACGGGCGGGTAGGCGATCCTTCCCAAACTGATGGTCGGCTGCATACACCTTGTTTGTGCCAACAACGACGGCGTGAGATTCTACCCGTTGATATAGACTCATAACCATCTGCCCTGAGTCCATAAGTAAACTTTGCCCGCCTCCCCGCGTTGCGGCATACCCCGGAGACCACGGTGCCCAAGGTGTGCCGTCCGGTGCTGTTTTTTCAACCAATACCCGTCGGCGAGTTTGGGATTCGATTTCAGCACCCAAGGAGTAAAGTAATTCATATTCGTAATCAGTAGGTAAGTCACGAATAAGTCTAAGGTGAATTAATACCGCTTCGTCACCAGTAACTTGCATTCCAACGCTCATTTTTTAACCTTTTCATACCACTGCCGCCGCCATTCGCGAAATCTATCGGAGTCAAGGTATTCGTTGAATTGTTGTTGGGCTGCCTTTCTGGCTTCTGTTTCAGACAGTCCTTGATCTCGAAATGGTTGTATCATTCGCTCAAGATGTTCCCTTATCGTATCTCGCGTGGGTGGCTTGTTCGGATAATAGTAATCATAATAATCAGGGTCTCTACCTAAAGGATGTTGTTGATTAATCTCCTCTTCAGTCATTCCGCCCGCTCTGGCTTGCTTGCGAGCGAGACAAAAAGCTCTGGTGTAAAGTGCTAGGCAAGACATGATGCGGTAATCTTTGCCATTGACTTCGCCGGTAATATCTTGAACGATACCGCGACTGTTAAACGTTCCTATAAGCTCAGGGTCTTTGCCGGTATAGAGTGGCGACATGCCGCCGTATATAGGGTAACGACGATTAATCTCTTCTTCTGAAAGAGCGGGTTGCGTGCGCGCCTCCCACTGCAAAAAGAAGTTGTCTCGCGTGGCAACCATCTCCTCGACCGAGTTAAAGTAATAAGTAGGGTCAAATACTGCGTAAGTGTAATCCTCTTCAGGATACACCCATCTATCATATCGAATCACGCTACGAAGCCTCCATTTCTTCCATTCTAATAATATATAGGCTATTATCTTTGTCATAAACCACATCCGTCAGTTTGAATTTAGTACCACAGCGAAAGAGTACCTCATATTCTTTAGGATGTCTGGATAGAGACGCTATCGGAGCCCCTCTTTTGCCGATAGCCTTGATTTCAAAATGAAAATAGTACCCATCAGAGACTTTTTTCGGCATTCCGCCAAACAATAATCCTACATCTGGACTAGATGTGGTGGACAGGAATTCAGGGAACTCGCGTGTTCCGGGCTGTTTTAAAGCATCTGATAATTCTTTGGCAAATTCCTTGGCTCCTTCGGAATGACGTACAAACATTGATCTTCTTAAGTTGCCCCGATACTTTGGTAATTTGCTTAATGCGCGATCTAAGTCATTGGCTTCTTGCGAAAAGCTACGAGAAAATAGACCTGCTACCGACAGCTTGCTTTTCCGTAGTTCGCGGTTAATGAGACCGTGACCAGTGCTGCTGTAAAACCTAATCGCAGTTACTTCATCAGGTGTAATCCACCCTAATTTGACTGCTTGCTTGATCGCCTTATTGGTCAGCGTAACTTTGTTTGTAACTGAGTTTTTAAAAAGCTCTGCTGATAGAACGGAATGATCGTTCAGTATCTTTTCGATTTCAGGAATATTGCCGTCGGGCAAATCCTCAAGATCGCCAAGCATGTCCTTAAGCATAGCCGTCAATGCCGGATCAAGTCCTTCTGCGGGGAGATCGTCGATAGGCGGAGGCGTTGGTCTGTCTGTGACGGGCTTGGGTTTGTAGAAGTCAGGCGAAGTGTAGTCGTCAATAACAGCACTTGCGCCAGTGTACTTAGCGACAAAATCCTTAATCTTTTCCTGATCTAAAGCAGAAAGCGAAATATCATCAGGCGGTAATTCGGCTTTTTTGAAAATAGCAACCCTGTCGATAATTGGCTGAATGATTGTTTTTTTAATTCCTTGCTTTACCGCGTAACGTAGCGCAAACTCGGCATAAGGGTTGCCTAAATAATCTTGGATAGATTGCTGTAATTTATCCTGAGCAACCTTGCCGCGAGATATGCCCGGATTGTAATCAAAACCCGGATCAATGCCTCTGCTCACAAGAAAAACTTCACCAGTGCGCGGATTTTGCCAAGTGTCATATTCCAGTTTAGGCGCGGTGGTTTGGACAGGAACAGATGAATCAGTAAGTCGCCCGGTAGGTAAATTTGTTCTGGGATTAATTTCTGGTAGCTGTATCGGAACGTTGCCGGATTTAAGCAATTTCTCGTATTCTGAATTAGAAATTTGACGCACTGTGCAATGACAGCCCCATCCATTCGGAGTCATGTGATCTAGCCAAAATGGGTGATCTACGGGAAGCAATAAACCATGCCAACGCAGATGTTCCGGTCGATGCTCATGTTTTACCGGTCCCACTTGGTACAGTAAGTAAGGATGGGTTTTTTTCGCACAGACAATGCGTTCCCATTGACCCGCCGAATAAGCCATGCGAAGATTGGTGTCGTAAATTACCCTGAGTCGCCGATCACTCCCTAATTGCGCTAATTTCTTCTCGCCTGTTTTCGGATCGACGGTTTCCTGTTTGCCCCACCACCCCAGTTGCTGTAATTTGGGTGTCAAATCTTGTTTAAACTGATCAACAGTCCTGCCTTCTTGAATGGCTAAATGAACCTCTTTTCTGATGGCGGTTAATTGATCTAACTGCATTGCCTTAGCAACAGTGAACGCTCTCTGATGTTCTTCCTGCCACATATCACGCCAGTCATAGCTAGTTTTATAGCCTTTCTTCTCAAAGAAATCAATAACTTCTTGAGGTGGCTCGGTCGGAAATTCAAAATCACTCATAGCGTTTCCGGCTTGCATTGCGGCTGAATGCCCACATCTTTTCTACCTGCGACACGGGCTTTAATAGAATCAGTCGCAAGTCTTGAGGCAATATCGGACACGCCATCACTCACAGCATTTTTTATAATTTGTTCAGCATCTTCAAGAGTATCCATGCCAGACAGTTTGTTTGCAACGCTTAAAAGGCTGAGGGAGGGAACCGCTGTCTTTGTAATATCTCCAGCAAGTCCAGACATATAGCCTAAATAATCGAAAGTGTCATCGCCCGGTGTAAACTGGAAGTTTAGGGCAGTATTGGTTTCTTCTTTAGGATCGGGCGGCGCAGCGGGTGCGGGTTCCGGTGCTTTGGGCGCGGCAAGGATTTCGTCATCATCGTCAGGGATAGGAATGCCAAACGCTTCGTTGATGTAACTGACCGGGATTTTTACGCCCAATGGTACGCCTTTTTCTATGAGCAATAACAAGTTAGAAAGGTCATATTTCGCGGGAATAGGCAATCTGAGTTTAGGATATTTCGCCTGCTCACCAAAATGTAGTTTGATAAAGGGTGTAATGAGATCACGGTTTAACGTCCGTTCGACATCGCCGGCATCATCAAAAATAATCTCTTGCCGTACCCGGTCGGGGCTACCGGATTCGCTTGCCTTGGCTAATCCCAGTGCCTGCTCATCAGTGGTGCGCGTCTGACCGAGAACCAACTTACTGATTTGATTGTCTAAATATTGAACCAGCGAATCAAACAAGCCACTACCATTTGCCGTACTTGCCTCAATAAATTCAATCATCATCGACTTAGGAATGACCGCCGCGCCATCAATCCCTAAATGCGCCACTGCCCGTTGTAAGATTCTAATTTCAGGGCTGTCCGGACTGACTCCGTTGTCATATTTGCCCACGCGCAACGGATGACCGAAAATCTCAGCAAATTGCATCCAATTACGCAACATCAGATTCTTGCAAATGGAGATGAAAATCGCTCGAAACATCAAGCCGTTGCGAACCACTTTACCGGTGCGTAACTGTGGAATGTGGCTTATCCACTTAAACGGTGCGAGGACTTCGCCCATCGAATTGTCTTTCGTGATGACGAGAATTTTCTCGCCCGTGTCCTGATCAAAGGTGAAATAACGCGGGTCTCTCCATTCAAAATGCGGCAACCACGTTGTTTTATCCCAATTGATTTCAATCATTCCAAAGCCATACGCCAGCCCCGCATCAATCATCTTAGTGACTTGTTGCTGAAAATGATCGTCGTCAATAACTGAGTCTTTAATAGTTTCAGCGATTTTTTTATCGGCTCGCTTTTCACTGGCGGGAACGATTTCCATTGTCAATCCGGTGATTGCCCGTTCCCGATCTCCTAGCACAGCATCCAGATGCAAATCCCGATCACGCGCATTCTCAACCAATTCAAAGTATTCGCGCGGGTTGCTCTGAAGGGCTTCTTGGCGAATCCGTTCCCATTGATTGGGTGTGGCTTGACCTTCCATTCGTTCGCCCCACAACAGCCCGCGTTGTTGCAGCACCGTTGGCGAGGCGATTTCTTTGGTGAGTTCAGCGGTTTTGATGGGTCGTCCGAGATAATCAACAAGTTGCGTCATTAATCTTTCCACCGGTTAATTGATGTCTTAATGCCGCTGCCGTGTGTAGGACGATCTTCATCCGGTGGCGGACGTAAAAAACTTTGGTAATTATTTCGAGTAGAATCAGTCGGATAAATCGCAGGATGGTAAGCATACACACTCACATCTTGAATGCTTGCCCAAATTGCCATTAATAGCGCAATGGCAGCATCGCCGTGTCGCATTCCGCCGCTCGTGTCTTTGATGTGCAGATTATCTGGTATCTTTGCCACACCCTTATCCAACGTAATGCTACGCAAATCCGCTAAAATATTGCTATCTCGCGGGATTGTTAAAGATTTATCCTCAAAACGCGCCTTCATTCGCGGCATGGCTTGACGATAAAACTCTACAGTGGCGCGCACGCCCGGCTTGTCATTGGTACGGTAAAAAATCCCGCTGTACATCTGATCCATTGTTTCAGCGATA